GCAGGCTCGCCAAACCGTATCGAACGATATATCCAATATGACACAATGGATATGGACTCAGAAGTTAATGCAGCACTGGATATCCTTAGTGAGTTTTGCACACAATCAGATAAAGAAAACGATACAGCTTTCCAGGTAAAATACAAAGGAAAACCGACTGCCGTAGAAGTTAGATTGATCAAAGACAGTCTACAAAAATGGTACAAGGAAAATGATTTTGAAACAAGAATCTTCCGTATCGTGCGTAACACATTTAAGTATGGAGATTGTTTCTTCATACGTGATCCAGAAAACAAAAAATGGTTGTATGTAGACCCTACCAAGGTTACAAAAATCATCGTCAATGAAAGCGAAGGTAAGATTCCTGAGCAGTACACGCTCAAAGATATTAACTTTAATTTCAAGAACTTAATAGCAGTAACACCGCATCAAACCACAAACACACAGCCTAGTGGTACATCTTATTACACCACAGCAGGTGGATTTGGTCGAGGCTTTACAGGTGATGCTGCCCGCCCACCTGGCACACGTTTCAGTAACCAAGTTAATGAAGTAACTGTTGATGCCAAACACATGATACATATCAGTCTTTCAGAAGGACTTGATCAAAACTATCCATTTGGTAACAGCCTACTAGAATCAGTATTCAAAGTCTACAAGCAGAAAGAACTGCTCGAAGATGCTATCATTATCTATCGTATACAACGTGCTCCAGAACGTAGAATCTTCTACGTGGACGTTGGAAATATGCCAGCACACATGGCTATGGGATTCGTTGAACGTGTTAAAAACGAAATACAACAACGACGTATTCCAAGTGCTACAGGTGGTGGACAGAACGTCATAGACGCTAGTTATAATCCTCTAAGTGTAAACGAAGATTACTTCTTTCCGCAGACTGCAGAAGGTCGTGGATCAAAAGTTGAAACACTTCCAGGCGGTACTAATCTAGGTGAAATCACAGATCTACGCTATTTTACCAACAAGCTATTCCGTGCTCTGCGTATTCCAAGTAGCTATCTGCCTACACAGATTGACGAACAACCAAACAATATCGCAGACGGTAAGGTAGGAACAGCCTACATACAAGAACTGCGTTTTAACAAATACTGCGAACGTCTACAGAGTCTTATCATTGAAGCTTTTGACACAGAGTTTAAACTTTGGTTAATGGATCAAGGGGTCAATATCGACAACACTTTATTCAAACTCAAGTTCAACACTCCTCAAAACTTTGCCGCTTATCGTCAAAGTGAACTTGATACTGCTCGCGTAGCAACATTCGCACAAGTACAACAGATTCCGCATCTGAGCAAACGTTTTGCTATGAAGAGATTCTTGGGCATGACCGAAGAAGAAATCAAAGAAAATGAACAGATGTGGAGAGAAGAAAACGGCAGCAAACTAGCACCGCCTACTGATGCACAGGGAGAAATGCGTGGAGCAGGAATCACTCCTGGAGGTATCGCAGGCGATGTAGCAGGGCAAGAAGCTGAAGCAAGTCCAGATATGGCCGCAGCAGCCGAGGGCGAAGCAGCTACAGGAGCTGAACCAGGAGCTGGAGCTGCACCTCCGCCTCCCGCAGCATAATAATAAATACAATATGCTTCTACGAGAGTTCATCTATTTTAACGACAATATTAATGACTTTGCTGTTGATCGCCGATACGATAACAGCAAGGACAGTTCTGTTTTGGAAAAAGGTGATACACGTAAAGTGCGTCTTACACTAAGACAAATCAATCAACTAAGGCTGCAAGCCGAAGCTCACAAAGCTGAAGTAGAGAGCGAATCTGCTTTTATACAACAAATGTATGCAACCCCAGTTGAGCAACCAGCACAATAACATAGCTTTTGTATTAGGAAACGGTAAAACTCGGTTAGCAGCAAACGCAAACGAGCTACTGAATCTTGGTATCGTCTATGGCTGTAACGCCATATATCGCGAACTTAATCCACATTTTTTAATAGCCGTTGACGTAAAAATGGTCAACGAAATCATCGGTACGGGCTATCACAGATGCAACCAAGTGTGGACTAATCACAACAAAGGCATCGTAGATCACAAAGATATTAACTTTTTCCATCCGCATAAAGGTTGGAGCAGTGGTCCTACAGCATTACATATGGCTGCTAGCAGAGGACACACTGAGATCTACATACTAGGGTTTGATTATCAAGGCGAAAAAGGACTAGTAAACAACATATACGCAGACACAAACAACTATAAAAAAAGCTCTGAACCTGCGACTTATTATGGAAACTGGATGGCTCAGACCGTTAAAACTATCAAGGAATTTCCAAAAACAAAGTTCATTAGAGTTATAGAACCCAGCGATTTTAAGCCGGTAGAACTGACTACAGACCTCGGAAACCTTTCACATATGACTTATCGTTATTTCTTTGAAAAATTTCCAACGGCTATATATTCTGATCAAAACGATCAAAAAACTACCATTTAAACCCGATTTAAAATATATGTATTAAATAAAACACAGCCTAACCACATCTTGAAGGAGAATACTATGGCAGATAAGAACCTATTGACTCAGATGCTTGAGCATCTAGTTAACGATGATTCAGCTAAAGCTGAAGAACTATTCCACGAATACGTGGTACAAAAATCCCGCGAAATTTATGAAGATTTGATCGAATCAGAGATCAAAGACGAAGAAGACGAAGAAGTTGAAGAAGCAACTGAAGAAGATGATGAAGAATCAATGGAAGAATCTTCTGAATCAGATGACGAAGAAATGGACGAAAACTTCGAAGATATCGCTATCGAAGGCGACGACGAAGAAGACGATATGGGCGGCGACGATATGACAGGTGATCTAGAAGGTGATCTAGACATGGGCCCAGAAGAAGGCGAAGAAGAAGAAAAGTCCGAAGAAGAATTGTTCCAAGACCTAGACGCTATCGTTGATGAACTACAAGCTAAGTTCGACGAGCTAAAGGGCATGGAAGCTGGTGAGCACGAAATGGACGGTGACACTGGTGAAGAAGAAATGGAAACATTTGGTGACCCACAACTAGCAACAGTTCGTGAGTACGTAGAAAAAGTTCCAGCAGGTCACGGTGTTGAAAAGAAAGGTGGCGCAGAAGGTCAACTAAGCGGCACAGGTTCACAAAGTGACAAGCCAAGCGTTAATACAAAATCTATCGTAGCAGGTAAGAATGACATGGGCGGTACAGCTAGCAATCTTAACCAAGCCTACGAAGATGGCAGCGTTACACACGCAGGCGCAGAAGGCGGTGCTCTAAAAGGCAACGGCCTAAGCGATACTAAAGCAAAGGATATGAATACAGGTAACATCAATGTTCCCGGCGGCAAAGCAGGCGATGCTTTCAAGAAAAACTCCGCTGGACATGGTGCAGAGAAAAAGGGCGGTGGCGAAGGCGTTCTAAGTGGTACAGGTAATCACAGCGATAAGCCAAGTGTCAACACCCAAAGCCTTTTCCGTGGTCGTAGATAATAGGATCGTAAACCGGTGAAAACTACTCTAGCAGAACATTTGAGTTACGACCAGGCTAAGATTGTCCTTGAGAGAGACGAAGGCAGCGACGGTAAAAAGTCGCTGTATCTCAACGGGATTTGCATTCAGGGCGACATTAGGAATGCAAATCAACGTGTTTATTCTTCTCAAGAGATTGGCAAGGCTGTCAAGACTCTCAACGAACAGATCGCTGGTGGTTACTCCGTGCTAGGAGAAGTTGATCATCCTCAAGATTTACGCATCAATCTAGATCGTGTTTCGCACATGATCACGAAGATGTGGATGGACGGTCCTAACGGCTACGGAAAACTTAAAATACTCCCTACTCCAATGGGTCAACTAGTACAGACAATGTTGGAGTCGGGAGTTAAACTTGGCGTTTCCAGTCGAGGCTCAGGCGAAGTCGACAATAGCGGAAATGTACAAGGATTTGAAATAATCACAGTGGATGTAGTCGCACAACCAAGCGCCCCAGGCGCTTATCCCACTCCAGTATATGAACATCTGATGAACAACACAGGTGGTTATCAGGCATTTAAAATAGCACAAGAAGTCCAAGGCGATCCAAAGGCACAAAAATACATAGCAGAAAGCTTGGTGAGAATCATCAAGAAACTGAGATAACAAGGAGAATCACATGTTAGATATCGTAAAACAGTTGTTTGAAAACAATGTGATTTCCGAAGAAATCAAATCGGAAATTGAATCCGCTTGGGAAGCAAGGATTCAAGAAAACCGTGAACAAGTCACTGCTACGCTACGTGAAGAATTTGCACAGAAATACGAATATGACAAGCAGGCTATGACAGAAGCTGTCGAAGCCATGCTTACAGATCGTCTACAAGCAGAACTAGGTGAGTTTGCAGAAGACCGCAACAGCCTAATCGAAGCTCGTGCTAAGTATGCCAAAAAGATGACCGAAGATGCGAAAGTGTTGGAGTCATTTGTATTGCGTAACTTAAACAAAGAACTGTCAGAACTACACGCAGATCGTAAAGCAGTTGCAGAGAATATCGCAAGATATGAATCCTTTATCGTGGACGCACTGGCGAAAGAAATCGCAGAATTCCACGCTGACAAGAAAGACCTAGCTGAAACTAAAGTACGTTTAATCCGTGACAGCAAAGCTAAGTTTGAAGCTATCAAGAAAGATTTCATCAACAAGTCAGCAAGTATCATTGAAGAAACAGTCGCAAAAGGACTGCGTTCTGAAATGTCACAGCTTAAGGAAGATATCGACGCAGCTCGCAAGAATGACTTTGGTCGCAGGATCTTTGAATCGTTTGCCAGCGAATACGCTGCAAGTCATCTAAATGAAAAATCCGAAACTGCAAAACTATTAAAAGTAGTAGCGCAGAAGGAAATTGAGTTGGAAGAAGCAGCTAAAATTGTTGCAGAAACACAAACCCAAGTAGCTGAAAAAGATCGTGAACTACGAATCATCAAGGAATCGGCACAGCGCAAAGACATCATGTCTGAGTTGCTAAACCCGCTAGCTGGTGACAAGCGTACAGTAATGAAAGAGTTACTTGAATCAGTACAAACTGAAAAGCTACGTGCAGCTTTCGACAAGTACTTGCCAGCCGTTATGAACGGAGCAAGTGCGCCAGCGAAGAAAGCACTAACAGAGGCGAAAGAAATCACAGGCAATAAAGAACAGGCACAAACTTTCGGCGGCACAGAAACCAAGACTGCCGAAATCTTTGACATCCGCAGGCTTGCGGGACTAAAAGTTTAAGGAGAACTATAATGTCACAACTACTCGAGTCACGCTGGTCGGAAACCAAAGAGGCACTACTTGAAGGCCTACAAGGTAACAAGCGTTCAGTAATGGCAACAACTCTAGAGAATACCCGCAAGTATCTCGCAGAAGCTGCTACTGCTGGTGCTACTTCCGCTGGCAATATTGCAACACTAAATCGTGTGATCCTTCCAGTGATCAGACGTGTAATGCCAACCGTTATTGCTAACGAGTTGGTAGGCGTACAGCCACTAACTGGCCCAGTTGGTCAGATCCACACTCTACGTGTTCGTTACAGCGACAGCTTTAACAGCACAAGTGGTACTGATATCACAGCTGGTGATGAGGCACTAAGCCCATTCAAGATTGCTGAAGGCTATTCTGGCAGCAAGTCTGACAAAGCAGCTACTACAGCAGCAATGGAAGGCGTAGCTGGTAACAGACTAAGCATTCAAATCTTGAAACAAACTGTCGAAGCGAAGACACGTAAGTTGTCAGCTCGCTGGACATTTGAAGCAGCTCAAGATGCACAAGCCCAACAAGGCATTGACATCGAAGCTGAAATCATGGCAGCTTTGGCTCAAGAAATCACTGCTGAAATCGACCAGGAAGTTATTGGTAGCCTAAATAACTTAGCAGGTACAGTGCTAACATACGACCAGAACGCAGTTTCAGGTACAGCTACATTCGTTGGTGACGAGCATGCCGCATTGGCAGTTCAAATCAACCGTGTTGCTAACTTGATCGCTCAGCGTACACGTCGCGGCGCAGGTAACTGGGCTGTTGTTTCCCCAACAACCTTGACACTGCTACAGAGTGCAACTACTTCAGCATTTGCACGTACAACAGAAGGAACTTTCGAAGCTCCAACAAACACCAAGTTCGTTGGTACATTGAACAGCGCAATGCGTGTTTATGTAAACGGCTATGCAACATCTGACGATGTTCTAGTTGGTTACAAGGGTTCAAGCGAAAGCGATGCAGCAGCATTCTACTGCCCATACATCCCATTGATGTCAAGCGGTGTTGTGCTAGATCCATCAACCTTCGAACCAGTCGTAAGCTTCATGACACGTTATGG